GACAACTCAAGAGCGGAAACGTTAAGGCCGAAATAAATTTTAACGCTCCTCAAGTAACTTTTTAAACTCGTGGATCGGATTACATTACTTTGAAAAGATAATCGACGACGTTAAAAACTAAAATAATTTAGAAATTATTTATAAACTTGAAACAATGGCGGAAAATAAAAAATCTTTTGTTTTATACGCGGACTTGATCGCAACCGTCGGAAAGTTGCCGGACGAGATCGCCGGAAAACTCTTTAAAATCGTCCTCGAGTACGTTAACGACCTTGATCCAACGATCGACGATCTCCTTTTGTCCGTTGCCTTTGAGCCGATTAAATTACAACTCAAACGCGATTTAAAAAAGTACGAATGTAAACGCGAACAATGGTCGGACGCGGGTAAAAAATCCGCCGAGGCTCGACGATTGGCGAAAATTGCGGCGGATAAATTGGAAAAGTTAAAAGGAACGGATTTAACGGACGTTGAAAATCGTTCAACGGTTTCAACTGATAATGTTAATGTTAATGTTAATGTTATAAAAGAAAATAAACAAAAGAAATTTATTAAACCAACGATCCAAGAGGTTCGAGACTATTGCAAGGAGAGAAAAAACTCCGTTAATCCGTCTCGGTTTGTTGACTTTTACGAGGCGAAAGGTTGGAAAATTGGAAAAAATACTATGAAAGATTGGAGATCCGCCGTCCGGACTTGGGAGCAAACTCCGGATAATAAACCGGATAATAAAAAACTCGGCCTCAATGGATCGGAAAACTTTTAAAACGAAAAAACTTGCAAAATAAATTTAAAATAAGTAAACGCCAAAAAAAATTATTAACAATCTTGATCGTTTGTAAAATTATATTATTTTTTCAAATTATATTTTTATATTTGCGATCGGAACTTTATTAAATCTTGAGAAATGGAAATTACTTTATCAATGTCGTTGAGGGAACGTTTTTGGAGATACGCGAACTTTATAACCGAAAATAAATATACGGTCGACGACGAAAATCAAATCCAATTAAAAAAAATTATTGAAGCGGTTGAAAACTCTCCGAAAGGTTTACTCGTTTGCGGTAAAACTGGATCGGGTAAAACATTTATTTTTGAGGTACTCTCGAGAATTTACCGAGGGCCGTTCGATCCCGAGAGGTTTATCCTCCGACATTGCGACGCGATCGTCGCGAAGTACGAAAAAAACGGCGAGGATTGTTTCCTCGAGGAGAAAAACCTCAATATCGTTTACGACGAACTTGGTCGAGAAAAAAATCCGGCAAAATATTACGGTTCCGATTGCGACGTTATGCAAAGAGTTATCCTCAAACGATACGAACTTTTTAAACGACAAGAGGCCCGAACTTATTTTACGAGTAATTATTCCGCTCAAGATTTACGCGAGAGATACGGCGATCATTGTTTTTCGAGGCTCTCGGAAATGGTACAAATAATTAACCTCGGAGTCGCTCAAAATTATAAGGATCGGAGATCGGACGCGGTTCCTTTTGTCGGAGGTTTGCCGGAGGTTTTACCTTATTGGAAACAAACGGCCCCGACAAAAAATCCGCCGGACAATCCCGAATTTATGAACCTCGCGAAAAGTATCGCGGAAAAAATGAAGCGTTAAAGATATGATAATGATTACCGTATTAAATGATAAGGACGGAGATTATCAAGTTAAAATTTATCGCGACCGAGATATTATAAACTCGAAAGTTTTATCGATCGATCAATCCTCGACACTTTACCGAGAAAAATATTATTTTCAAACACAAAAGGCGGCGGAGATTTTCGAAATCGAATACAATAAAACCGACGCAAAAAAATTAGTTAAACGATTTTTAAAATCAAAATAAAAAATATGATTAATGAAACGACTTGGTTTTATTGGCTCGTATCTTTAGGAGACGCGGATAAAATATCGGAGGCGATCGTTAAAGAGATAAACGATAAAACGGATCAACCTTTACAATTATTTTTATTTTACGGACTCAATCCCGATACGATAACGCAAACCGAGTACGAGGAAATGATCGGAAAAATTTTAAAACTAAAACCAAAAAGATGACAAAAGAGGAGAGAGATAATTTCGACCTCGACGTTTTAAACGCCTTGGCGAAATTCCCAAAAGACGACGACAACGGAGTCGCTTACGTTCGCGTAAAAATGGAGGGCCAAAAAATTGAGAATACTTTTTTACATACTCGATCCAGTTACGGAGCAATTCAAGGAATAATTTATCACTTGATAAGTAAAAAAGAAATCCGAACTCAAGTCCTCAACGCTATGTTAAATTTTTTCAAACAAAATAAGGACGAGATCGCCGACTTTTCCGAATATCTCCGACAAATCAAAAACGAAAATTTATAAAATGATTAACTCGATCGAAATAAAAATCGATAACGATATAAAAAAAATAGTCGGAGACTTTTTAAAAAATCGAAACGTCGGAGAACGTGGTGAGTTTGACGGAGATTTCCGAAAACAATATATCGGATTTATCGCCGAGGCGATTGTTTATAAATTCTTTTTCGGAAATTATCCCGATATAACAATCGGAAACGATAACGGGATCGACTTTATTTTGAACGGAAAAAATATCGACGTCAAATCGAGCGAGACAACGAAAAAGATTAACGATAATTTTGTCGTTACCGTCGTCCTTTCTCAACTATCAAACAAATCGGAGGCGTATATTTTTACTTTTGTTAATCCGGAGACGTCGATTTTAACTCTTGTCGGTTGGATTGATAAAAAAATATTTTTAAGGCTCTCGAATTTCGTTCCGAAAGGATCGGATCGGTACAAGTCGGACGGATCAACTTTTAAAATGATAACCGATAATTTTGATTTGAGGATTTCCGATCTCCTCGATATTAAGTATCTCAAACCGTAAAAAATTAACAAATATAAAAATGGAAACAAGCAACGAAACCCGAAAAGAAAATTATCAATTTAAGTATGTTTTTACCGAGGACGAGATCAAGGAGAAATCGAAACAACTAGCGAGAGCGATACAAGCGAGGCTCGAACTGGAGGACGAAAAGAAAACCGCCGCCTCCGAATTTAAAGCAAAGATCGAGGCGAAAGTTTCCGAGTCGAACTTGATCTCGAACCATATCAATAACGGTTACGAATACTTGTTTAAAACTTGCGACGTTGTTCTCGACTTTGTAACGGGCCGGAAAACTTATTTTTTCGAGGGAGTTGAGGTCGGAGTCGAAACAATGACAAAGGAGGACTATCAAAAACAAATCGGCGAATAATTTACGAACGATAACGAACGTTAACGGAACTTAAAACGAAAATATCAAAAAAAAATTAATCGAAATTTATTATATTTACATATTATTAAAATTACAATATCCGACAAATGGGACTCAAAAAAACGAAAACGGTAAAAATAAAACGCCAACAACGCGAGGAGACGGTTCAAATCGTCGACCTCGTTAACGAGTATAATCTTATTCTCGATAAAAAATCAAACCTCTCAAAGTCCGAACGCGATCTCGTTATTTTTAGGATTGAGAAGTTAAAGGAACGCGGCCTCGTTAAATTACAAACTCAAGCCGAGGCCGATCTTTTATTTAATCAAGGCGTTCAAGTTTCTCAAGCGATCGACGCGGATCAACAACCGATCGAGGAGCAAGTCGCGCAAATTATAAACGGATCAAATTAAAAGGACGTAAATTAATGAGAGCGGAAATCGAAATAAAAGAAATCAAACTCAACTCGGGAAATATTTATCTCTCGGGCCACTACTCCGGCGACGGCCTTTACATTGTCGAGGACGAGTTAAAAGGAGTCTCGTTTGTTGTCGTCCTTGGTTCGTCCGTTTGGTATCTCGATAATAAAATCCCGAACTTTATAAAAGAGTTAAAGGAGCAACCGAAACCGGAGGAGAAATTCTCCGAGGAGTTTATCCTTAAACTTGTCGCGATTGCGGCGAATAAAGAGAATTACAAAAACGTAAACGCGCAACCGATTAAATGATCTCCGACGAAAATATTTGTATCAAGGAAACCGAGAAAATAATCGCCGGATATTTGTTTCAATCCTCCGACGTTGTTTTAAAGATTAAAAACGGAGAGGTCGTTTCCTTGCGTATCAAACGAAAATACGGTAAATTTACAAGGCCGATTTTTAAATATTACAAAAACGTATAAATGTTAGAACAAAAAAAAATTTTATATCTCGACGCTCTCGCGACTTGTCTCGGCAACGTTACCGAGGCGACGACTCTCGTCGGTATGTCTCGCGCAACTCATTACGACTGGATTAAAAACGATCCGGAGTTTAAGGCCGCGTTCGACGCTCAAGATTACGGCGAACAATTAAAAGATTTAATCGAGAAAAAACTCGTCGAGAAATTAAATCTCAACGATACCGCCGTTATTATTTTTATGGCGAAAACAAAATGTAAAGATCGCGGATATATCGAACGACAAGAGATCGACGTTTCAAAAATTCCCGTTAATTGGATCGAGGAAAAATATTCGGATAATGAAGTTAACGAAAAAGCAATCGGAGGCGATCGACCTCCTCGAGGATAAACAAACGACGGAGTTACTTTTCGGAGGAGGAGCCGGAGGAGGTAAATCGATTTTCGGTTGTTATTGGATCACAAAAAACGCGATACAATATCCGGCGACTCGTTGGTTAATCGGACGATCCGTTTTAAAAACTTTAAAGGAGACGACGCTTAATTCGCTTTTTGATTTGTTTCGAATACAAGGGATCGCGCGAAACGTACATTACAAAATAAACTATCAATCAAATTTAATAACGTTTTTCAACGGTTCCGAGATACTCCTCAAGGACTTGTTTAATTATCCGAGCGATCCGAATTTCGATGAACTCGGTTCCTTGGAAATATCCGGCGCGTTCGTCGACGAGGCAAATCAAATAACGGAGAAATGTAAAGAGATTTTAAAATCCCGTATTCGATACAAACTCGACGAGAATAATATTATCCCTAAAATTTTATACACTTGCAACCCCGCGAAAAATTGGACGTACTCGCAATTTTATAAACCTTGGCGAGAGGGATCAATAAATAAAAATAGGGCCGTTATTCAATCACTCGCGATTGATAATCCGTATATCTCGAAACATTACCTAGAGAACTTGAAAACTCTCGACAAGGTTTCAAAGGAGAGACTACTTTTCGGAAATTGGGAATACGACGACGATCCGGCGAGATTGATTAATTTCGACGCGATAACGAATATTTTTACAAATAACTTTCAAACGAAAGGAAATAAATATCTATCGGCGGACGTTGCTCGATTTGGAGACGATCAAACCGTTTTAATCGTTTGGGACTCGTTAAAGGTTGTCGATTATAAATTGATACCGAAATCCTCAATCGTTGAGGTTGTCGACGCGATTAAATCCCTTGAGGTTAAACACGCGATCCCGAGATCGCAAGTCGTTATCGACGAGGACGGAGTCGGAGGAGGGGCCGTCGATCTCTTGTCCGGTTGCAAAGGTTTCGTTAACAACTCGAGAGCGTTAAACGGAGAGAACTATCAAAACTTAAAATCTCAATGTTATTTTAAACTGGCGGACTTTATTAATTCAAATCAAATCGGTTGGGCCGATTGCGATACGATCACAAAGGAAAAGTTAATCGAGGAACTCGAGCAAGTAAAGCGAAACAATATCGACAAGGATCAACGCCTTTCGATTATCCCAAAAGATAAAGTAAAAGAATTGATCGGACGATCGCCGGATATTTCCGACGCCTTGGCGTTGAGAATGTTTTTCGAACTCTCTCCTCCGCCTCGAGTACGCTCTCGAAATTATTAGGTACTTATGAAAAAACAAATAATAAAATTTTATAATTTTACGGCCTCAAGTTTTGGTTTTAAAAGTAGTTTCCGAAAAAGTCCTCTCTCTCAAGGGAGGATTTTTTTTGGTACTCTATTCCGTTTTTATTTGCCGATTAAAATTATATTTGTATTGTGGTAAAATTCGAGGTTATAACAAACAAGAGAGTCGAAACGAAAAGCGTTCCGACAAGTTGGGACGAGGTTACTTTCGACAAATATGTCGAGTTAATTAATTACGACGACGGTACTCTCGAGAGACGTATCGCGATCCTTGTCGGTATTGATTACGATTTAATTAATACTTTACGCGCGGACGACATTGTTAATCTAATTCCGATAATTGCTTTTTCCTTTGAGTACGACGAAATTTTAAATACGTCGTCGGAGCCGGAGGAGTACAAGGATTTTAATATCGGTTTACAAAGTTGGGCCAAGTTGGAAAAGGCGAAACAAGCGATCGCGAAACTTGACGGAAAGGACACAATAAACGCCGGAGCCGAGATCGTTCAAATTTATACCGATCGAGATATTAAAAACGAACCAGTTACGAAAGTCCTCGGAGTGGTTAATTTTTTTTTGCGCAAATATCTCGATTTTACGACCGTTTTAAACAATTAACGGAGGGGAAATATAGCGAGGAGGAGGAGGAGGCCGGAGTCGATAACTTTAACAAGTACGGGTTTTTTAAAACTCTTTACTCATTATCAAGGGGAGACGTTACAAAATACGAGTTATTACTCGAGACCGACGCCGAAACTATTTTTATGACATTACTTTTCGAAAAAGAAAAAAGAGAGTATGAGGAAAAGTTAACTGAAATTTATAAAAGACAAAATGAACTATCAAAGTCTCGTTAATACAATCCGAAACGTTGCAAATACGGTAAATCCTCCGCCTCAAGGTCGTTTTGTTCACGCCCGACGGACGGACGGATCGCTCGAGTATGACGGGCCGTTTCCTCAAATCCATTTATTACCCGTTCAATCGGAGTACGATCTTACAAACGATAACGTTAAACACACCGTCGTTTTAATGTTTTGGCAACAAGATACGCCGGAGACAACAAACGAACGCCGCGAGGAAATTATCGCCGAAATGGACGATCTTTCGGATATATTTCTTTTCACTTTAAACGCGTCCTCGAGTTTGAACTTGAGCAACGTTTTAAAAACTCCCGAATATAGGCAACTCGCCGGAACGTTATCCGGTTACGGATTGTCGTTTGTAATATCCTCTAAAATAGATTGTCCGATTATTCCTCCGCCTCCGGATTGTCCGATTATAACCGTCGATAATTTTCCGGATAAATTTTATTTTAATCAAAAGGCTTTATCTTATGCACCTATATTGAGCGACGGAGTTTATTCTCCTCCTTTTGAGATAGTTGATTTTTCGGGAACCGTCCCCGACGGTTTGGCCTTGTTTATTTACGACGACGGCCTCGGAGGTTACTCGGTAGGAATTTCGGGGACTCCGACAATTATTCAAGATTACATATTTTCTTTAAAGATAAAGGACTCAAACGGTTGCGAAAGCGATTTGCATACTTTTTTTATACCTATTCAACCTTAAAAATATGGCGATTTCGATATTTGAAAAAGAAATTTTATCCGCGTTCGCCGAGAATTATCTCCGCGAGTTTAAAAGAGTGATCGAGAAATCCGCCTCGGCCTCGGGCAAACTTGCGAACTCCGGCGAATATACAATCGCGGGAAACGAGTTAACGATCGTCGCGAACTCTTATCTTTATTTTTCAATATACGGACGCAAACCTTACACAATTACAAACAAAAACGGAAAGGTCGTCGCCGATCCGAAAAAATTACCGCCGATCTCAAATATTGAGCAATGGTTAAAAGATAAAGGACTCGTAAATTTATCGCCTTGGGCCGTTGCTCAATCGATTACGAAAAAAGGCTCGAAAGTTTGGCAACGATACCGAGGACAACCCTCGCCGTTACTTGAGGGAATACCGCTCGACGCTTTACTTGATACATTACAAGAGGGACTCGGCGAGAGATTTGTTCAACAAGCGACGACCGAATTTTTAAAAGACTTTGAACTCGAACAATTAAATATTGAATTATGACGACACTATCTCCGGCGGATCAAACTTGGTACTCGATACATCGTCCGATTTTATTCGGGGCCGATACTCCGTTTTATCCGCAAGGATATACGCAAGTTTTACCGGACGTCGACGGGTTCGCCGTATTCACTCGCGCGAATTTTAACCCTTATCCGTTTGCAACGTTCTCGAAATTGTTTTACGTTGACGCGGGGCCGTATCAAGGATTTCATAACGTAATTAGTTACGACGCCTTTACGGAGGAAATATTTACGGACTCGCTTTATACCGTTGCCGATCCAATTTTTCCGGCGATACAAAGAGCGTTTAACCAAGTCGTCCCGTTTGGGTATCGAGTTTATTACGGATTTCCAACTCAATTAAACTATATTGATATTCGCGCGTTTCATAAATTCGACGGAACCGCGTTCGTTGATATTGGATCGATATTAAAAAACGTCGTACAAGTTGCGCCGCCGATCCAAGGTTTCGACTTAAATATGTTTACTTATTTTCGGATCGATTATATCCCTCTAGGAGAGTTTAAGAATTTACTCGACTCTTTATTTTTATCGATCGATACGTTTACTGGTTGGAACTATCTCGCTCAAATTTATTACGGATTAAACTCGTCGATCAATCATTCGGAATTACAAAGTTTAATCGCCGCAAACGATTGGATCGCGGAGGCCGATCCGGTATTCTCGGCGACTTGTTGTAACGTATTGACAAAAATTATAAACGTTCAAGCCTATAATTATTTTGTTTGTCCGCAAGGCTCCGGCGGTATCGGACAAATGGAAATCGAAAATACTTTAATCGTAAATTAATGACGGCCTATACTATAAATCAATATCAAGCGAGAAATTATAATTATCCGGACGTTACTCTCGGCCTTTATATTACTCCCTTTCAAGATAATGTAAATCTAATTTATAACGGCGTCGATTATACTTTCGAGGTTGACGTTATCGTTACCGCCGGAGTTTATAACTTTGACGTTTACGACTCTTTAAATGTATTAATCGATACGATTATTTTAACCGTTACCGCCGTTATTCCGTCGATAACGTATAATAAATGTCTCGCGGAGAGTATTCCTCCGACGGCCTTGCCTCCGGCTCCCCTTGGCGTTTGGGAATTATCCGGAAACTATTATCCGGAATGGTTATTTTTGGCGTTTTCGGGTTACGCGGTCGCGACGGTTCCGGTTGTTGGTACGTTTTACGTTTTGTTTCAAGATAGTATCAAGCCGACTCAAGTTTATTTAATACAATTTATTTTCGATAGTTGCCTCGACGAGTACGATTTTTGCACTCCTCAAGATATTAACATCGTTTGGTTAAATCGCGCGGGAGGTTGGTCGTCTTATTGTTTCAAAGGAAAAAAAACGTATCAAGTACAAATCGGAAACAAGTCGACATTTAAGGACGCGAACGGCCTTTTAAAATATTACAAAGTTGAGGACGTATTCGACGCGATCGCCGTTCTCTCGGGAGAAATTCCCGTCTCTCATTCTCCATTTATAAAGGGATTAAAATATTCGATCCAAGCGTTTATAAAATGGACGGGAGGTTTTATTCCGATATTGATCGAGGATAAAGATTTCGACCTTTATACCGACGGAGACGGATTAATGAGGTACAATATACAAGTAAAATACTCCTCGGAGAAATTAATTCAAACTCAATAAATTTTGACGGAGATTTATATAAATACCGAACTCATTGAACTATACTCGGACGAAATTATCGTTATGAGTTACGCGGTTAATAATCTTTTCGAGATCGAGAACCGACAAGGATCGTACTCGAATACGTTTAAAATTCCGGCGACAAAAAAAAATAACTTGATCCTCGGATTTTCGAACAACGTTTTAAGTATTTCGGATTTACCTTATACGAAAATACCTTGTTTAATTTATACCGACGGACTTTTAGAAGTCGAGGGAATTGCGCAAATAATTACGGCGAGTCGGAGCGAATACGAAATCCGTATTTTATCGGGTAATTCGAATTGGTTTGAGTTGATCGCCGATAAAAGTATTCAATCGGCTTTATTCGGTTGCGCGTTCTCTCAATATTGGAACGTTTTAACCGTTTCCGCAAGTCGCGCGAATATTTGGACGGACGTTTTTATTTATCCGAATATTGATTACGGAGAATTATTTTTTTTACCGGCGGGGCCGTACGATATAACTTTCGATAAACTTTATCCGGCGGTTTATGCAAAGTATTTATTTAAAAAAATATTCGAGGACGCCGGACTCTCGATCGAGTCCGATTGGTTTGAAAATGATCCATTATTCGAAAAACAAATAATCCCTTTTTCCTCGGACTGGAAAAGAGATCGAGATTACTCAACTCGTAACCGTTGTAATTATACACTCGGAACGGACGTAATCCAAAACGCCGCCGGATTTATTCCGATTAACGTACATACAAACGTCGGACACGTTCTCGACTCGCCTTGTTTTAATTTCCGTCTCGGAGATACGATAACAATTCCGTCGACTCCGTTTTTTTTAAATCCAATAAGACAAATCGCCGAAACTTTTTGCACTCTTGACGGAGCGATCGTAACGGTTAACTTTAATATAAACTACGAAACCGATACTCTCGCAACTTGCGCCGGAACGACGACGCAAATAATTTGCGATTACGTTGATATTAACGGAAATACTCAACTATTTAATTTTTTTCCGGTCGTTTCCGGTTGTCAAGCGTTTACGAATGTAACCGGATCGATTACTTTAAACGACGTCGGACGAGGCGGACTTCGTATATCTATGCAACAATGTAAAATATACGCCGGATCGACTTTCGATTTTATTATCGAGCCGAGCGGACTCGACGAGGGCGATCTCGATATTAATACGGCCTTTAACTTTTTAACTCTCGGCGGAATTTTGCCGGATATTTCTCGGACTGATTTTATCCTTTCGATCGCAAATCAATACGGATTAATTTTCGAACAAACTCCGTTAACTAATAACGTTAAGATTTTTCAGTTTGGAAAAATTATCGGAAATATTCCGAACGCGATCGATTGGTCAAAAAAACTTGATCTCTCGGACGATCCGACGATCTCGTTTTTATCGGATAATTATTCGCGTAATAATTATTTTCAATACGCCGAGGACTCGGAGGACGCTTATCTTTTACGACAACCGAATTACGGACGCGGAAACTTTATCGTAAACGCGGACGCGAACAATACGGAGCAAATAATTTTTCAGTCGGTATTCTCGGCGGTTATCCGGTTATTATCTTTTTCCGGATCGCTCGAACTCGCTTACATTCCCTCGAACGAGGGGACGGCGTTTACAATCGTTAACGGTCGTTTCGCTTACGTTAACTTTGACGCGTCGACGGCGATAACTATAAACGGACAACCGCTTTTAATTCCTCAACCTAACGTATATTTTGAGGAGTTGATTTTTCAAAACTTACTCGATAAAAATTATCCCTTACTTACTCAAACGATCAACTCAAATAAGGCGGTTACTTGTTTAATACGTTTGAATAATCTCGACGTAAATCAACTCGATTTTAGTCGTCCGATTTGGATTGATTATTTCGGAGCCTATTTTTATTTAAACGAAATTTCTCAATACAAGGTAAACGAAAAGGACTCGACTCAAATAACTTTAATAATAATACAAAACTAATGGCGGACAATATAACAAAAGAGGTTTTACTCCGAGTTAAACTCGATCCGAGCGATCTCGAAAAGCAAGGCGACGCGTTGCAAAAATCACTCAATAAATTAAAGGAGGAAACGAAAAAACTCAACAAAGAGTTAAACGATAAAAATACTGGAGTCGAACGTCGAAAAGAAATCGAGGATCAACTCCTCGAACTAGGTCGTAAAACAAAAGAGTATTCGAAACAAATATCCGCGAATAATAAAGAGATCGAGTTTCAAACAAAACTATCGAACGCGCAAGAGGGATCGAACGAACAACTCCGTTTGCAACTTTCGGCGTTAACAAAAACTTATAATGGATTAAGTAAAGAGGCGAGAGAAAATTCGATCGAGGGGCAAACGTTACAAAAAACAATTAAAGGAATATCCGACACGTTAAAAGAAAACGAGTCCGCCGTCGGAGATAATCGCCGGAACGTTGGTAATTATAAAGAGGCTCTCGAGGAAACTCTCGCTCCATTGCTAAAGCAACGGGAGGCGTTGGTCGCTCAATCGGAGGCGTTAAAACAAACCGGAGAGCAACAAAAGAAATTCGGTTTCGGAGCCGGAATAAAAACCCTCGACTCCGATATTAATGGATTTAACGCAAGTCTCGGAGAGACGACCTCGTCGTTTGAGTCAATCGATAAACAAGTTATGTCGGTCGATCAATCAATCGCCGCGCTCGATCAAGAGATCGAGAGAACGCGGATCGGATTTCGTCAAAATACCGACGCCGGAAAAGAATACGAGAATACTCTCGACGGAATGACTCAAAAACTCGCCGATCTTAAAAAACTTGCGCCAACGCTTGACTTAAATTCCGAGGAGTACAAAAAAACAAACGACGCGATCCGCGAGACACAATTCGAAATCGATAAAGCAATCGGAAAGGTCGACGAGTTTGGAAACAAGGAGCCAAAAAATCCGGCAAAAGAGGCAATGGACGACACGTTCGAAGCCGCAACCGCCTTAACGTCCTCGATCGGTTTGTTATCGATTGCGTTCGGAGAGAGCGAGGATATTCAAGAAGTACAAAAAAAGGCTTTACAAGCGGTCGCGATCGCTCAAACGGCGGCGAATATCGCAAAAAGCAAAGGCGCGATTATATCAACGATCGAACTTGTAAAAACAAAGGCGGCGACGGCGGCTCAAATCGTTTATACAACCGTTGTCGGAGCCTCGACCGGAGCGTTAAAGGCGTTTAAAATTGCACTGGCAACGACCGGAGTCGGAGCGTTGGTCGTTGGACTTGGATTATTAATCGCGTACCTTGCAAGGAATAAAGACAAAACGGAGGAGTTGACGGAGGCTCAACAAGCGTTAAGGGATGCAACGGAAAAATTACGAGAGGAGGAGACAAAAGAATTAGTACAAGCGACAAAAATTTTCGGAGAGTTGCAAAAGTCGAACGCCGGATCGAAACAACGTAAACAATTAATCGACCAAGTAAATTCGACCTACGGAACTACCTTAAAAAACTTATCGGACGAGGCCGCGTTTTTGGCGGCGGTCGCCAAGGCTCAAGAGGCGGTAATAAAAAACATACAAACGAAAATCGCGGCCCGTATCGTCGAGACAAAACTCGAGGCGGAGATTACCGATCTTTTACAAAAACAAGAGTTTTTAAACGAAAATCAAATCAAGAGGGCCGATTTACTTATTCAATTAAAAAAAGCAACTAATGACGAGGAGCGTAAAAGAATACAAGCGGAAATCGACTCGATAAAAAACCAAGATAAATTAAAAAAGAATATCGACGGAGTTATCGGATCGTTGAATACTTACGGAAACGAACAAGATAAATTAACAAAGGTCGGAGAAAACTTAAACGACGAGGCAATCCTCGGATATGTCGAGCAACGTTTTAGAGTTGACGAGTTAACTCAAGAATTAGTAAATTTACAAAGTCAAGTCGTAACGACCGGAGATAAAACAAAAAAGTCGACTCAAGATAACCTCGCCGCGATCCTTGCGTTTGAGAAAAAAGTTTTAAACGAAAGTATCGACAACCGGATCGAGGCCCTCGCGGATCAAGAGCAAAAGGAACAAGAGGCACTCGCGACAAATGTCGAGAGACAAAAAAATCAACTCGAGGAGGAGTTTAAAAATCTCAAGGCGGTAACGGAAAAAGAAAAAACGGAAAAAGAAAACGCGAGGATAATTTTAAACGATCGACTCAATCAATTAACGGAGGATCAACTTTCGAAACAACTCGACATAAATCAAAAGTATAGAGATTTAGAGGAGGCCGCAAGGATCGAGGCCGCTCAAAAAACGCTCGACCGACAATCGATCGCGTTAGAAAAAGCGAGACAAACTCGTCGACTTGATATTGAGGAAAATATAAAAGACGAGAGAGAGAAATCGATCGCGTTAATACAACTCGAAATCGATACGCAAAAAGAACTAATACGGATCGCGCAAGAGTCCGCCGAACTCGATTTGTTTATTACTCCCGAGGAGCAAGATAAAATCGACGACGCAAAAATAAAACTCCGAGAGTTGGAAATCCAACTCAAACAAATAAACGAGAACCCGATCGCAATTATACCGGACGACTTCGAGAAAAAGTTTCAACAAGTCGCCGACATTATTTCCGACGTTTTCAAATCTCTCTCCGATGCAATTAACGCAAACTTCGCAAACGCAACGGCTGAGGTTGAAAAAAACGGAGCGGAACAAGTTAAAGTAATTGAAAAAACAACTTTAACCGAAAAGCAAAAACAAAAACAAATCGAAAAGATAAACGACGAGACCGCGAGAAAAAAATATCAACTCGAGGTTGACGCGTTTAATTTTAATAAAGGAGTGCAAATAACTCAAGCGATTATCTCGACCGCGTCCGCCGTTATTGCGGCTCTTGCAAACCCCGTTCCGTTTGTCGGAGCCGTACTCGCCGGAGTTGCCGCCGCCACTGGAGCCGTACAAATCGGAATTATCGCAAGTCAACAACCGCCGCCGCCTCCGTTTTACGAGGGAGGATATACGGGAGACGGAAATCCTCGAGAGGAGTCTATCGCCTTGGGGCGTAAAAGTTACCAATACCACAAAGGCGAGTATGTCGTTCCGAATAAGATTTTAAAAACGGAAACCGGATCGGCTCTCGTTGCAACTCTCGAGCGAATGAGATCGGGTAAAATATCGAGTTTGGGATTGTCGGGATTTGCCGACGGAGGATTTACGGCGAACGATATTCGGGCCGGAGTACAAGCGACAATCGCAACCGACCGACTCGCCTCTCAAATATCGGACGCGATTTCGAACGTTCAAATAATTACAAGAGTTACCGACATAAATCGAGTAAATAAAAACCTCGCTCAAAATAAGATCGCCGCAACGTTGCGATAATTCAATCGAGATTTATTTCTCCGTTGTTAAATTTGATCGCGAGTTTTCGGATCACTTTATCCGCCGATCTTTTGTTTCCGAAAAGTTGCTCACATTTTTTATTAAACTTTTCGTGTATCTCGGGAGAGACTCTCGTTTTTAAAGTTTTCGGTTTACTCATTATTTTAGTTTTTTGGTACTTAATTATTTTAGTTTGGTACTTAATAAATCAAGATCAAATATAATGATTTTACTTTGTATTAATGAAAGTCGCGAAATTTAAAATCTCGGGAAATATCGGAGAGCCTGATCCTTTCCTCGCCGCGTTCGGAGTAATTGACGACTCGACAAACGCGCAAATGATCGGAGACTTTATCGACGCCAATACGGACGCCGATACTTTGGAAATCGAGATCGACTCGAACGGCGGATCGGTAACGACCGGATTTGCAATTCACGACAAGTTAATTAACTCCGGTAAAAAAATAATAACGAAAGGTTACAAAGTTAATTCAATCGCGACCGTTGTTTTTTTAGCGGGATCGGAGAGACTACTTTCAAAAAACGCGGAGTTTGTAATTCATAACCCTTGGATCGACGGTTCGAACTTGGGTAATATGCCATTAACCGCCGACGAACTCGACGCAATCGCGGAGGACGTTCGTAACTCGGAGGATAAAATTTTCAACTTTTACAAAGAGACTTTAAAATTAAACGACTCGGATCAATCGATCGTTAAAGATTTAATGTCCAAAGATACCGACCTCGGTTCTCAACGCGCGATCGATTTAGGTTTCGCAACCGGAACCCTCGAGCGTAAAAAAGCAAAGGCCGCTTATACCGAATTAGTATTTAATAAATATAAATCAAATAACGATAATAAAATGAATATCGAGGAGCAAAATAAAAAAATAAGTTTACTGGAAAAAGGAGTAAACGCGATCTTGAACTTATTAAAAACCGAAAAGAAAAACGCAACCGTTACGGCGGAGGACGGAGTTACTCTTTATTTTGAGGGCGACGTTTTGGAAGTTGGTTCGAAATTATTTATCGACGAGGAAATGATTACTCCGGCTCCGGACGGAGAACATACTCTCGATAGCGGAGAGGTTGTCGTTATTTTCGAGGGAACCGTTACGGAAATCCGTCCCGTTATGGTTGACGATAGCGCGAAAAAGATCGCCGATCTTGAGGCGGAAAATAAAAGATTATCGGACGAATTGGCCGCAAAGTCAAACGATACAAATAACGAAGTTATCCTCGAGGAGGTTAACAAACTTAAAACCGAAATCGCCAATTATAAAAAAGCGGTCGCCGGAGATAAGAGAGCCGAAAAGAAAAATGAAAAGAAAACCGACGAGCCTTTAAAGCCTTGGCAAAAAAGAATTGAGTCGGATAAAAGGATTAACGGAACGTTTGAAAAATAATGAACGTTTATAAAATAATTGAGGGCCGAGAGTTGAGGCCCAACGGCCCAAAATCCTTGATTAAACCCGAGGATTTAACGGACGAACTCGCGGAGTTTTTTATTAAGAAAAATCCCGCTTTACTTGGAACGATTATCGAAAAGATCGCAACGGTAAAAAAAGAGCAACCGAAAAAAGAAATTAAAAAGGAAACGACTACTAAAAAGCCGCAACCGAAAAAAGTAATCACAACCAAAACGAGCAAAACAAAAAAAAAATAAATTTAGAAATCAAATAACAATTAAAAAATGCCATCAGGAATTAATTACTCACCAATAGAGTTTACCGGCCCCGCGTTCGAGGAGGTATTTATGGAGTTATTGTTTCAAAACGAAACCGTTGCTCAAGAAAAAGTACGTTTAATAAACGGGATCAAAAACGAAACCGTTATTACGGAAATGGGTATTACCGTAAATTTACAGGCGTACGTTTGCGGCGTTCCAACTCCGAGCGGTTCATTCAATATGAACGACGCCCTTTTACGTCCTTGTAAATTAATGGCGTACGACGAATTTTGTCCCGACGATTTGAGATTTTCGCGTTTCGCGTCCTCAATGAGAGCGGGAGCGTGGGAAAACGTATCGGAGGAGTGGGTTCGTATTGTCCTTGAGACGTACGGCGTACAAATGTCGAGACAAATGGAGGAGGATTTTTGGAACGGAGCCTCCGCCGCCACAAAGGTAGCCGTTGCCGCGTTGTCAGTTGGCCCGAATTTAACCGCCGAGGAAAAGGCGTACGTTGCCGCCGCTCCGACAACTCTTTGCGACGGTATCGTTACATACTTGATATACAATAACGGAGCGGTTGGAACCTCGATCGACGTTGTAGGAACAACTATCGACGCAACGAATATTTGGGACGAGTACAAGGCCGTTTATTCGGTTATTCCGGTGGTAATGTTAAAGCCGAGTAATATTGCAATGACTAAGATTTTCGCGCCGGAGTCTCACGCGCAACTTATTCAGTTGTATAATACGGATCAAGCGTTCCGCGATAAGTTTTTAATTACTCCGAGCGGAGATTTTTATTTCTTAGGAGTAAAAATCGAGTTTGTTCCTTTGCCGGAGGACACAATGATCGCGGCCCGTTGGTCGGATATTTTACTCGGAACCGACTCGACGAGCGATTTCTCTTATTTGCAAATCGATAAGGTTGCAAATAACGCCGACACTCGTTTTATTAAGGGAGTATTTACTCAAGCCGGAGCGGTTGTTTCGCAATCTCAAAAAGTCCTTTACAAAGGATAAAAATATCGGAGCGTTCGAAAGGACGCTCCTCTTTTTCGTTCTCATTTATTCAATTTAGTTAAACAAAATAATTTTATATAAAATGGCAACTTGTTCGTTTTTAACCCTTGGACTCGATCCAACTTGCGAGGCACTTAAAAAAATAGGCGGAGCAAACAAAAGAATTTGGATCGGACAAATCTCCGATATTTCGTCCGTAACTTTTGGAACTGACGGAGAGATTACCGCCTTTACTTTATTAACTGGAAAATCGCTCAAGGCGTTTATCGGTAAAAAAGAAAAACATCAAGGAACGTACGAATTAACCGCCGGAGAAACGGTAAACTTGTTCAATCAAGCCGCGATTTTAGCTTTATATTTCGAGAGCGATCTTGAGCGTAAAGCGGTAAACGAATTGGTTAACGTTGAGGATATGTTCGCAATGATTGAAACGAACGCGGGATCGATTGAGGTTTTCGGACTTTCAAACTCGAGCGTTTTAGGTTACGATAATTTTGGACTAAAGGCAACCGCCGGAACCGGAAACGGAACCGGAGTCCTTATCAACGACGATACCGTTTACCGAGTTACTTTATCCGGTAACGTTCCAAACTTACCAATGAGATACAAACCCGCCGACACGTTGGCGAATAATATTATCGGACTCGACGCGATCACTTTCCCGAACGTCGCTCCTTAATTTATTGTTTTTAAATGGGGCCGGAGGTTAATATCGATTTGATTAAAGAATTAGTCTCCGTCCCGTTTAGGAACGTCCGTAATCGTATCGAGTTACTCGATCAATTCGAGGCGGTTTTTAAAGGTATAATCGGAGACGGAAAACTTTGCCGAACTTGTACCAAGGATCGAGAGTTTGCTTATTTAAAACTAAAAAAATACCTTTCGGAAAATGTCGAAAACGAGATATAAAATAAACGGAGATCAAATAATCAACGTTAAAGGTTTCGGACGGTTAACGAACGAGAATATAAGCGACGAGATCGCCGAAAAACTTTTATCCTCGGGCCAATACGGAGAAATAATTTCTCTCGTTAATCCGATCGAGGACGTAAAGTCCGAGGAAACTTTTAAAAAGAAAAAGAAAAACAATAACTCCGATAATGTCGATCAAGAGTAAAGTTATTTCTCTCCTTTATAATTTAATACCGGAGAGTTTCGTTAATACTCAAACCGGAGTTATTTCGTACGGTTCGGATAATTTAATCCCGAACCATTTAATAAACGCGATCTCGTCAAGCGGAACCGCCGCGAATTGTGCGAAAACTTTAAAAATATTTATCGAGGCCGACGGATTTGTCGGAGGAGAGGGAAAAATAAAAGTCAATCCAAAACAAACCGCCGACGAGTTACTCGCCGGAGTTGCTTATTCTCAAGGGATTTACAAAGGCTTTGCCTTAAATATACTTTATCGAAATAACGGAGAAATCGGATCGGTTTATTTAATGGCCTTTAATAAGGTTCGTAAAACGTCCGGCGATCAATTCGTTTATAACGATAATCTCGGAACTAAAAAATATAAAAAGTCCGAGGACGTTGTTTATCCTCCTTTTAATCCGGAAAGATATACGCCGGAGGAGAGGGCCGCTCGAATATTGTTCGAGATCGAGGAGTTTGGTTATCAACTCGGAGAGGTGCTTTATACGTTCGAGGAAAATCCTTATTTGGAGGATTATCCTTATCCGAACGCAATGATCGGGATTAAAGATATAATATCCGACGGATCACTTACGAACCTCGATAATAGAAATATTACAAAAGGATTTCGTCCGACGGTTATTATTTCGACGATTGGCGAGTTAGACGATACGAGCAAAGGAGGCGGAGGCGGAACCGAGGCGGATCAATTCGACGCAAATTTGCGCAATTTTACCGGAGACGACGCCGCGACAATCTTACATCTCGAGGCGTCAACAAAAGAGGGATTGCCGCAAGTAACTCAATTTCCTTTACAAGATCAACTCGACGGAGTTGAAAAAGCAACCGAGAGAGTATCGAAAAAAGTTTGTCGCTTGTTCTCTTGTCCTCCGGTTCTCGTTGGTTTCGACGTTTCGGCGATCCTTGGGAATACTCAAGCAATCGCGAACGGGATTAAAATTTTAAACGCGAACGTTTTACCGGATCAAAATTTGATCTCTCGAGCGTTTAAAATGATTTGGCCCGTACCGGATTGGACGATCTCGACAATGTCGTTAATTAGTTACATTCCGCCGGAAATACTCGCGAAACTTTCAACGGACGAGGTTCGAGCCTTGGGAGGTTATCCTCCAGTTTCAACGGAGGGACAAACCTCGGAGATTACTCTCGCCGAAAAGATCGGAGTCGGAGGCGTTACGGCTTTAACCGGAATACTATCGAACCCGCTTTTAACCGACGCTCAAAAAGTACAATCGATAATAAAAATATTCGGACAATCGGAGGACGACGCAAAACTTTTGGTTTTCGGAACTCTCGATCCTCAAACTCCGGCGGCCTAATATGTTAATCACGAAACAAAATATAAAAGACCTCGCTCAATTTACTTTAAATATTGAGGATCGAATTATTAATCCGAATATCGAGGACGCGCAAGAGTACGATTTGAAACCGACGATCGGCGACGCTATGTTCGACAAGTTGATCGAGGATTTCGACGGAGGTTTAATCCCTTGGGATATATTAACCGCGTACGCGATCGGCGACTTTGTCGTTTACGGAAAAATTGTTTACAAAGCATTGACGGTAAACGTCGGAAATCAACCGGATTTATTTCCTTTGGATTGGGAGGTTAACCAACTCGGAACTTTTTTTAATAAATACCTCCGTCCGTTTATTGTATTCGCAACGTATCAACAATTTTTATTGTGGATCGGTCGGAACCTTACTCAATACGGATTGAGAGAAATGCTCGAAGATACCTCGATCCCCGTAACGGAGGAGGGCCGCGCCGCGTTGATTGCGGACGCGAGAAAAAAACGCGGAATTTGGTATAATAGACTTACGAACGAACTTTGTTTAAAAAATTATACCTTTGACGGAGTTTTATACGAAGTGGATTGCGATATTTACAAACCGAACCCAAAACAAACGTATAAAATAAGACCTATCAAATAAAAATTTATGGCGGTTTTTACGGATTTACAAATTAAACAATGGTTCGAGACGGGAGACTTTCCGACTCAACAACAATTTTTTAACCTTATCGACTCAAAGGTTAACGTTTTAGATTTACCCGCTTTATTGGGATTATCGATCGGCGTTACCAATATAACCGGAGGAGCCGATAAAAACATTCTTTTTCAACAAGGAACGAAAGTTTCTCAAGATAATTTATTCAAGTACGATTATACAAACCGGAGGATCGGAGTAAATATCTCCGCGCCTTTGACGGGTTTCCACGCTTTTTCGACGGTTGGAAACGCCGATCCGAACCCTTTAACATTCTCCTATCAACGAGACGCGGTTCCGCCTAATTCGAATACAACTTGGTTTGCTCACAACGCTTTAAATAGCGCAAATGTTAGGATCGCGGCGTTCGCCTTTGCGCAACAAGCCGCCGGACAAGGGACTCGATTTAGTGTATTGGTAACGAATAACTCCGCCGTTACTCCGGCAACCGAGGGAATGAGATTAAGCCAAGAGAAAAGGCTCTCGGTCGGAACGATTATAAGCAACGGCGCGAGAGTCGATATCCATTCCGAGGGAAATCTCTCGACCGACTTAGCTTTTCGCGTTCGTAATAATGCCAACACAAACGACGACGTTCGAGTTAACGGAACCGGACAAGTATTAATCGGAACTTTTACCGGAATACCGTCTCCGTCGGCGGTTGTTGAAATCGAGTCGGTAACGAGAGGATTTTTATTTCCGAGAATGACAACGGCCCAACGAAACGCGATCGTCGCTCCGGCAAACGGCTTGTTTATATGGAATACAACGACGGACGAGTTAAACGTTTTTAAAACCTCGACCGGAACTTGGAGAAGATATAATGACTTACCATAAAAATAAAAACTAAAAATATGGGTTTACTAGTAAAAGAAAACGGAGAGAAAAAAATCAAGATCGACGGAACCGAGATCGAACTCGCTCAAATTTATTTACGCGTTGCGTTTAACGCAAATGTCGACGGTAAAACTTGCGAGGTTGCTCTTTATTCGTTCGCGTCCGAGTCTATGTTTTTAGACGGAAAAACTTTATTTACCGACGTTCCGACTGCAAACCTTTACGTCGTTGTTGACAAGGGGGAAAGTCAATGTATCGAGTTTGTTCTCGCTCACTTAAAAAAATATTATGAAACCGAACTCGGATATATTGTAGAAATAACACAATAAAAAACGCAACCGTTATGCCGTTAAAAAAAATACTAGCGATAAAGATATTCGGATCGAATTTCCTCGGATTAATGTTAACTTATCTAGTTAGCTTTTTTACGCCGTTAACGCCTTGGTTAATCGCGATCGGAATTTTTGTCGTTGCCGATATGGTAACGGGTATCTTTGCGGCTAAAAATAAAGGAGAAAAAATACAATCAAATAAAATGTTTAAGACGATACCGAAATTTTCGGCGTACGGCCTAGGGATTATCGTCGCTCACGTTTTAACCTTGTTATTTATAAAGGACTTTCCGGCGGTTAAACTTGTCGCGGGATTGATCGCCTTTATCGAAATAAAATCTCTCGACGAAAATATTAAAGCAATAACGGGAGTTTCTCTCTTTTCCGATCTTATTAAAATTTTAAACCCAAAAAGGAACGACAAGCCGGAGGAGAAAAATCTCAACGAGGAAAACAACGATCAACCTAATACAAATGAGGACGGACAATAAAATCGTTTTAATTGTCGTCGCTCTCCTCGTCGCTTATATTATTTATATGCAATCTTGTAAAGGCGGACGCGTTGAAAAAACAACGGTCGTCGAAACCGTTTATAAATTTGATACAATCGATCACTTTTTCCCAGTTTACACTTCAACGAACGTATTTACTCAACTCCCGAACGAGACGATCTCAATTCCTTACATTGACTCAAATTATTGTAAACGTATCGCGATCGATTACTTATCAACTCGATACTATTCCGATACATTATCGAACGACTCGATCGACCTTTATAATTATTCCGAGGTAACGAATAATAAGATCGTAAAACAACGATCCGGTTATCGGTTAAAGTTTCCGGTCTCCGTTACGAATATCGTTCAAGAGAACCGCGTTAAAGTTTATCTCGGAGGGACTCTCGGATCGGACTTTAAAAATCAATTATATTTTGGGCCTCAATTATCATTAACCGACAAGCGGGATAATCTTTATCAAGTCGGTGCGGCGTTCTCTCCTTTTGGCGGATCGCCGATTTATTCTTTTGGGTTCGGCTTCAAACTTAAATTTAAAAAGAAATGAAAAAAGCGATTTTATTAAGCAACCGAGAAATAAATCTCGTTGAGGGATCAAAGGCCTATCCTCTTAATATGCCAACGCAACCGAAAGGAGACGGAACGCCGGAGAGTTTAACTCGGATCGTTGAGTTTTTAAAAGTTGAAACCTCGCCTCGTTACAAGCGAAAAGAGGTCGACGGAAAGGTCGTCGCGACTTATTGTAATATTTACGCGTTCGATTACGCTTATCTTGCGGGAGCCTATATCCCGCGCGTTTGGTGGACGCCGGACGCGATTAAAACTCTTAACGTTATGGACGTTCAAGCCAAGTACGGAACGACCGTCCTCGAGTTAAACGCGAACTCGCTTTACGATTGGTTCGTAAACTATTCCGATCACTTTGGTTGGGAAAAGCCGTCGAGCCTTGAGGACGCTCAAAAGAGAGCAAACGCCGGAGAGATTGTTATTATCGTCGCAAAACAAAAGATCGTCTCGCGTTCGGGCCATATTACGGCGATCGTACCGGAGTCGAACGGACAAAAGGCCAAGGTTATAAACGGAGAGTTTATTCCGTTGCAATCTCAATCCGGATTTAACAATAAAAAATATTTCGCGGATAATTGGTTTAAAAATCCTCGTTATTCCGGCTCCGGTTGTTGGGCCTTTAAACCTTAAATCCTATTTAAAATAGCCATATCGAACGAGCCTCGACCGAAATTAATCGCGTTGAGGCTCAATCGTTTACGCCGTATTTATATAAATTATTATTATAAATTGAAACTATAAATATTTATAGGCGTTCAAGTATCTATAAACAACAACTTAAATATGTTTACTTATAAATTAACATTCGACAACGGCGCAAAGTTTATCAGCAAGGGCAAAAACTTGGACGTCGTACATACTAAAATTGTAAACTACATTGAGAAAAACAATTTAAAGGAGTGTATTATTTTATGTCCTAATAACGTAACTCGTCGCGTTAGAAAAACGGGTTCGTATCATTGGAACCATAACGGATATTCATTCGATTAATTAAATAAACAAACGCTCCGGTCGAAAGGCCGGAGCCTTAAAATCAAAACAATGGAAACAACTTACACAAATTTAAGAGTAATCGAAAAAAGACAATACTCCGACACTTACGGAACTGGAGATCAAATCGGATATAATGTTTATCAAGTCGTTCGAGACTTTGACGAGTCGGATATTTACGACAAAACTTATTCGAGAGGCCGGAACGTCGGACAATACTTTACCGCCGATTTATTAAAAGCCGGTTGCGTAATCGAGACCGTATCGACTCTTGAGTTTGCTCAATACATAGTTAACGGAATAGTAAAAAAGAAAATCGAACAATCAAAAAAGGAAATCGCAAAAATCAAACGCAATGGAAAAACCAAAAATTAAAATCGATCTTGTAATGTCCGGCGTAATGGACGGCGCGGCCTTGTCCGCGTGGAAACAAAAAATAAACTATCGCGAGACAATCGACTCAATGATCGCCGGAGGATTGTCCGCTTGTAAACTCGACGGCGTATTTATTAAAATAACTTTAATCCCTCAATAAAATGGAAACAAAATTTACGCGCGGCCCTTGGGTTGCTATACCGACTTTCCGAACTCAATTCGATATTGTTTGCGGCCCGTCGTTAATCGCTTCGGTTAAAAATATACTGGAGGTCGAGGCCAACGCGAAACTAATCGCGGCGGCTCCCGAAATGTTTACCGCCTTGGCCCTTACTCGCGAACGGTTGTCGGTTTTATTAAATTACTCCTCCGAAAAAATATCCGTCGCCGAGGCTTACAAATTAATTTATGGTTATAACGAGGTTAATAACTCAATCGAAAAGGCTCTCGGCCTATCAAAATAAATACTATATTTGTATAATTAAAATTTATTATATGCCACAATTTAAAAAAGTCGCCGCCGAATTAAAATCTCACGTTTACGACGAATTGAAAAAGAAATTACTCCGAACTCGTATCGCGAGAGTTACCGGAATGAGTGAACAAACAATCCGCCTTTGGGCCGTAAAAAAGGACGTTCAACTTTTGAGATACGATATTGTTTCGGAGATCGCCGATTTTTACAAAACGGATATTAAATCGCTCCTCGTATTCGTTGACAAACTTTCGTAATATGCAAACTCAAATCCTTTTTAAAATCGACGGTTTAGACGTTGAGGTCGAACTCGATAAAAACTCGGAATTTTGTTCGGCTTTAAAAATTGTCGATCCCGATAATTGGTTCGTCCTCGAGTTTCAACTCCGAGACGTAAAGGTCGAGGAGTACGCCGAGCGGGTTGTTTGGGATCACTCGAGACAACAACCTCGACACGCTCAAGTAATGGATTACGATCCTTTCGAGCAAGGTTTCGAATATTGCGAGGAGGAGGTTAAAGAATTTATATCCGAGCAACCGCCGGAGAAATGGAAACAACTCGAACAATAAAAACAAAAATCAAAACTTGAGACAATGGAAACTATTATTACGATCGGTAATCGGATCGATATTCTCGAACTTGAGATCGAACAACTCGAGGAGGATATTAAATTAATCGACTCTTTAATCGGATCGAGGCAAAAATTCGGAGACTCGGTAATCGTTACTCAGTATAAAAACGATCTCGATTTAATAACTCGGCGTTACATTCATAAAAAAGCAATCGAGAAAAAACTCTCAACGATCAAAAACCTAAAAGAATTATCGGACGATTATTCGACTCCGTTAATTATTTACAAATGGAAACTTTAAAATCAATTATAAAAATGGAAAACGAGGAAACAATCGAAACCGCTCAAGTCGTATCGGCGGACGTAATTTATCAACAAGATAAAGCCGCAATCGATATGCAAATTACAACCGCGAAAACTTATCCGCGATCATTAAAGAGATCAACCGAGAACGCAATCGCGATCGTTACTCTTGACAAAGAGACCGCCGCAACTTGTACTTATTCCGTCCCAAGAGGAGGAAAGGCGATAACGGGGCCGTCCGTACATTTGGCGAAAATACTCGCGCAAGTTTGGGGAAATATGAGAGTCGAGGCGAAAGTTATCTCGATCGAGGACAAAACGGTTACGTCTCAAGCGATCGCGTTCGACCTTGAGAATAATCTCGCGATCAAGGTCGAGGTTAAACGTTCGATAATGACAAAGTCCGGTCGAATGTCGGACGATATGATCGTCGTTACTGGAAACGCGGCGAACTCGATCGCTTTACGAAACGCCGTCCTCTCGGTTATACCCAAGGCCGTTGTCGATAAAGTTTACAACGAGGCAAAGAGAACAATTACCGGAGACCTTTCCGACGAAACGAAGTTAATCGCCGGACGAAAAAAAGTAATCGACTCGTTAAAAGAGGCGTACTCGGTAACGGAAAAAGAAATCCTCGGCGCAATCGGTAAAGCCTCAACAACTCATTTAACTGGAGACGATCTCGTCGTTTTAATTGGTATCGGTCAAGCGATTAAGGACGGAGATACGAGCGTCGATCAAGCGTTCAAAGGAAAACAAACCTCGTCGGCTCCGATCGTTGTTTCGGAGGAGGAAATTAATCGACTCGCTCAACTTGCGGTTAACGAAATCGGAGACATAAAAAACGATGAGGAGTTAAACGTTTACGTCGAAAAATTCCGAGAACTTGTAAACTTGCAATCGTTTAAAACAATGGTCGGAGCGAAACGAAAAGAGTTGCAAAAGTCGAATTAAAAAAATAACTTGAGCAAATGGAAACGCAAACAAGGAAAACAAAAATCGACGAACTCGTTTCAAGGTTGTTAAATGGGGAGGAGCCTTTGAGTTACTCCTCCATTTCAAACTTTGCCGAGTCGCCAAAACATTTTATTGAGTACAAACTCAAGGAAAAGAAATCGACCGACGCAATGATTTACGGATCGGTTGTTCATTGTCTCGTATTAGAGGAGCAAAATTTCGAGAAGCGTTACGCCGTCGCGCCGACTTGCGATCGCCGGACAACGATCGGAAAAAATATTTATTCCGCGTTTATTGACGAGGCCCAAGGTCGCGAGGTTATATCTCAAGAGGTTTATTCTCAAGCGTTGGAAACAAAACGAGCGATCCGATCAAACTTTCCGGCGAATAATCTTTTAAAGCAAGACGGACAAAATGAGATCGCCGCAACGTGGGAATATTTAAACTTTAAATTTCGCGGATTTATCGACAAGTACAAGGCCGGAAAATTTATCCTCGATCTAAAAACTTGCGCGGACGCGTCGCCTCGAAAGTTTCAAAGAGATATAATCGCGTTCGATTATCATTTACAAGCGGCTATGTATTTAACCGCGATCGGAGAGGACGTCCCTTATTATTTAATTGCGGCGGATAAATCCGGCGGAGTATCGGTTCACTTACTTGACGAGCGTTTAATTAATCTCGGTCGAGAGCGATACGCCTTTTTAATGGAAAACCTCAACCGTTGTATTTTACTCGACGCGTTTAATCGGAGTTTCGATTTCTATTCCGATCGAGGAGACGGAATTTTCGTCGCCGAAAAACCCGCTTACCTTTATTAATGTTAATAAAAAACAACGGTTGACGACGGTCGTTAAATAAAAAATAATAGATTTGTATAATTTTAATTTATAACTAAATGGAAACAAACGAAACAAACCAAAACAAGGAGATGAACGTCGTCCCTTTTAAAAACGCTCCGGTTGAAAAATTGGAACGCGTCGAACTTGCGATCCCTAATATTGGATTGATTATAAATTTTGTCGACGAGAATTATCCGGCGATTAAATTACGACTTGTAAAAAACTACAAAGAGGCGAGAGAGTCGTTTCCGAATTGGTTTAACTTTAACGTCGATATTCGTTACAACGCGAAAGGTTGCAACTTTATTTTAATCGTTCATTTTCAAGTCGCTTTACAAGATAAAGCGAGGCCCGAGTTTTTTAAATCTAATACGCTCGATATTGAGGGAGTAACTGGAGACTCGGTCGAGGATATAATCGAAAAGTTAAACGATAAATATTTAATAAATGTCGATCACAAACCGGAGTCAAATACGGACGGACAAGACGACAACGATTAAGATTGTCGAAAGCCTCCTCGAGTCTCGCGATTACTTGCGGGACGACGACGAGAGACTTGTCGCGAATACTCTTTATCAATTTATAAAGGACTCCGGTAAATCGCCGGATCAAATGTCCGCAAGTGAATTATTAAAAGAGTATTCTCTCGGAAACTTACCAACGGCGGACTATATTACGAGAGTCCGCCGTAAATTACAAGAGGAAAACCCGCTCCTCCGAGGCTCTCGATATAAAGAGAGACAACTCAAGAGCGGAAACGTTAAGGCCGAAATAAATTTTAACGCTCCTCAAGTAACTTTTTAAACTCGTGGATCGGATTACATTACTTTGAAAAGATAATCGACGACGTTAAAAACTAAAATAAT